CCTGATCCTTTGTTGTTAAACGTAGTCCAATCAGCAGATGACAATACACCTCTGTTTGTAGCTGATGCTGTAGGTACATTTAAAGTAATAACTGGTGTAGTAGTACCGTTAGCTACTGTAGAGCTTAAATCTGTGCCTGTTGTACCTAATGTTAAAGCTGCAACGCTTGTAACTGTTCCTGAACCCTTATTATTAAAAGTAGTCCAATCAGTACTTGTAAGATAACCAGATACGCTTGTAGTAGCTGCTGGCATAGCAATAACTGGTGTAGCTCCGCCGGTGCTAGTTACTGGACTAGTAGCTGTAACGCTTGTAACTGTTCCTGTAGTAGGTGTTGTCCATGTTGGCGCACCTGCACCACTAGATGTTAATACTTGACCACTTGTACCAGCAGCAGTAATAGCTAATGCTGATCCTGTAGAATATACAGCACCACCATTTACAGCAGTTAAATTAGCATTTGTTCCACCACGATTTAAAGCTATTGCAGTACCATTCCATGTAGCTGATGTGATAGATCCAGCATAATCAAATGTGTTTGTAGACCATGATACATTAGATGGTGATTGATTATGTCTATCCCAAGTTCCAGCAGCAGTTGAATTATCTAATAAAGTTACTGTGCTAAAAGCACCTGATTGTAATGTATCAATAGTAGTACTAGAATTATTTTGAACAATAATTGAACCTGATGATTGATTATTGTTAAATGTAAATAATGCACCATTAGGTAATGTAGTAGCATTTGGTAATTTAATTGTTTGACCGCCTGAACCTGTAATATTCCAATTTTGAACAGATGAAGCAGTTAAAGTAATTAATGTTCCAGCAGCTTGACTAGTAAATCCTTCAAATAAACAATTTGTTGTTATATTTGCATTAGCATCCCTTAACACTACAGAATTAGCACCACTAGATGTAGTAACGCCTGTACCACCGTTTAATACCGGCAATGCTGTTCCTGAATATGTAAGTGAAATAGTGCCAGAAGATGTTATAGGGCTTCCAGCTACACTAAATATAGATGGTGCAGATAATGCTACAGATGTTACTGTGCCACTACCCTTACCGTTAAATGTATTCCAGTCGGTAGATGTAAGATAACCATTGGTTGTAGTATTGGCTGCAGCCATAGATATAACTGGAGTCGTAGTACCTGTTGCTACTGATACTGGAGCTGTGCCTGTAACAGAAGTTACTGTGCCTGTGCCACCTGCTGCAATCCATGATGTATTTGTACCATCTGTGCTTAAAACTTTACCTGACTGACTTGTCTGTGAAGGTAATAAAGCATTTATAGCTGCATTAGCTGTCGTTTGACCAGTACCGCCATTAGCAATAGGAACTGTACCAGAGATTGTATGATCGTTATTCCAATCAGAAGGTAATACAATGTCAGCTAATACTGTGCCAGCAGGAAAGTTACCTAATGCAATCTGTGCATCTAAATCGGCTTGTGTCCAATCCGCTATGGTATCCGTCTTGGCATGTTTAATGGTTATTGCCATTATTTAACCCCTATAATCTTACCATTCGAATCACGAACAATTGTCTTAGGTCTAGTCATATGTTCAACAAGTGCTTGATGTGCCATTTCTTGTTTCATAGCTAATTCTTGATTATGTGCATGGTTAGCGTTAATTAATTCAGCTACGTTTTGGTTTACAGCATGTAATACGCCTGTAATTTCATCTGTTAAATGAGCATTACCATCTAAATCAATATCTAATAATGGATCAAGTTGTGGATTGGCTGACATGTGTTGTTGTTTAAGTTTAGTTTTAGCATCAAGTTCAGCAATAAAGATCTTAGTTTCATTATCTAACTTAGTTTTCCAAGCGTCAAACTCTAATCTTTGTTTTTCTAAAGCTTGATCTAGCTCTGCTTTATGCTGACGTTCTTTCATGTCGTTTTGTGCTTGAGCTTCTTGTTTTTGAGCTTCTAATTGTATCTCATGTTCACGCATTTGTGTTTCATTTTGTAGTTCAGCTTGTCTGGCTTGAGCTTCCATTTGAATTTTCATCATTTCTGGATCAGGCTTAGGTTGCTTAGGCTGTTTAGACTGTTCTTTAATAGCATCTGCTACGTTATCAAACTCACCCTCTAGGACTCTGCCTACTCTATAACCTGTAACACCAAATTTTAACAGATCCATGATGAGTGGTGTAGCTTCTGCTGGCATATTTTGAGCAGCTTGCACAGCTTTTTCTAAGTATGTACCGACAGCACCTAAGAAAGCAACACGATCTTCTTTTTCTCTTTGTTCATCTTGATAAAGCATAGAGTCTGTAGCTACTTCTATACGAAATGTACGCATAGGATTGTCTTTTAGCATAGCAATAGCTTGTGGTACTAATGCTTGATCTGTTGGGCTTAACTGTTGAACTCCACCAATCTTCATTAATGTTTCTGGTTGAAATTGACCACAGATAATTTGTGCTTTAATTTTAAGTATGCGTGAAGCGTAGCAAGCCACAGCGTCTTGGTATTCTTTTAAACGTAGTGATGCAAATTGACTTTTAATTTGAGCTGATGTTGCAGTCTCTATAACATTAGATTGACCACGAATAATGTCAGATATACCAGTAATATCGTAGATTTCTTGTTTAAGCTGTGCCATAGCTTCATAAGCATTCTTGAGAGCCATAGCAATAGGTGTAATATCAACAATATCAATTGCACCTCTAAGACCTTGTTTTTCAGAAAAAGCAGGCCAATTCTTAACTGGGATAAGTGTATTGTTTTCACCCTCTGTAAATAAGCGTTGTAATGTTGGTTCTGATGCGTCATATACACCACGAACTTTTAATGCGTCTATAAGCCCAGAAATGCGTGTAGAGAGTATATCTAAAGCATTAGCTTGATCTTGATATAGTGTAAAGTCTGGGATTGGTACTAATGATTCATTAGTAATTGTTGAATAAAGTGGTTTAGGGCATGGGAAGAATTCTTCTAGCTCTAAAGGATCAGCTCTTTCATCTAAGATTTCGTTTAGTGATTTAGAGATCCATAAAACCTTTTTAGTTTCACGATCCCATAGCTCAATGATTAATCCTTTTTTGCCTATACCATCTGAGTCTTTGTATTTTTGGTCATCAGGTGATGAATCTAATGGTACTTTGTTACCTAGTTCTTCACCAAATCGTTCTGTTAAAGCCTGGCGTGTCATATAAACTTTACGCCATACTCTGTTTACTTCATCCCATGTTCTAGCTGGCTCATGTCCAAAGTCTTTCCAATGTACATAGTCTACTGGTGATGATTCTGTATCTAGGTATTCTGCTGCTTCATCTGATTCTTCATCTGATTCTGATACTGAATAGTCTTGTGTCTCAATCTTAGGCTCATAACGAACCCATGCTGTACCACGACCACCTAAGAATCTGTCATATACTGACGCTTCTAAGCAATGTTTAAGATCCTCATAGTGAGTAATCTCAAAGTCCATGGCTCTTTCAAGAATCATGGATGCTACTCTGCCTACTGGATCGTTATCTTTGAATCTGCGTGACACATCCGGTTTAGGCATGCGTGAAAACGTAGCTGCTTTTAAAGTCTGTACGTTAGCCCATAGCATGTTATAACGTGATTGCATGGAATTAACTTGGCGTTCATCCCTGTATCTGCGCAATATCTTATCTGTGCGGCCAGACCATTTAGCAAACTCTTTATCATACTGCGTAACAGTATTGAGATATAACTCGACTTTAGTCATGCTTATGCAAAGACCACAGTTGCTGATAATGTACCGCTAACTACGATATAGATACCTGCTGTTGTAGATACTGGTATTGGATACCATGTACCTGCTACACCTGTAAATGTGTCGATAACTTTAGATGTTGTTGTAGTAGTAGCACTATCATAGATAGTAACTGTACCTACTGTTGATCCTGATACGAATATACCTAATAAACTAGCACCTACTGGTGATACGTTACCTGTTGCTGTTAATAGTTTATATCCACCTACGTTTTGTACTGTGCCTGCCATGTTATATCCTTTTACCTTGTGTTTTAGGGGCTGATTCCCATAATTCGTTTAATGTAACTTCCGTCTTGCCTACATGTAATCCTCTAGGCTTATCGTCTTGCTTTTCTACCTTAGCTTCTTCTTGCCAACATACAGCTAAGTATCTAAATGCGTCACTAGCATGAGATGTCCAATCGTGTTTAGGTTTATCTCTGAATATCTTACGATCCTCATCCCACTCACGTTGATATTGCTTTAAAGCTTCTATGCCATCTGCACAGTTTTCTTTGTCAATCCATACTCTTGGAAACATAAGTCTTGCAGCTTGTATACCATCCATCATAGATAGGTTAGTAGTGATCCGCATATTCTTCCACTCAAAGTGAGAAGCTAATTGTTCTACAATAGATTTACCACCGGATGCTAAAGTTTTAGCTTTAGCGTCATGTGGCAAATGATGTAGACCAAACTTATAGGGTTTGGTAAGCACTTGCGCAGCATAGTGAGCTATTTCCTTACCACTTGAAGCATAATAGTCAATGACATGGACTTCCCCATGAATGACCTGATAAAACCATATAGCAGTATCATCACTATATCCTAGATCCCATACTGTGTGTACAGGAACTTCTTTATCATATTTAACTTCTGTGATTCTGTGTTCTTGTTCGGCTTGGTATAACTCTCTACCCCATATTGCACCAGGTATAGCAGCATCAAAATCACATTCCATCTCTTGTCGCCAAGCATCTTCGGTCATTTCTCTTTTTAGGGAATCATACTCGCTAGGCAGAAGTATATTACTTTCTGATGCTGTGATCTTGAGTGCCAACCATTCGCTACTTGTAGTAGCCCTGTTATACACTTCCCAGAATTGGTTGCGACCTTTAGGTGTGCCAATAATAATAGCTTTACCTTGTCTATCGGCTAACGCTGGGCGTATAACGTAATTCCATACTGACGGTTTC